ACTTAGCTTCAGACATTCGCATACTCTCCACTCTGATTGTTATGATTGCAAAACTCACTAGCTACAAAGTGAGTAAATCCAATGTCACCACATAAACCAACAAACTTACGCTCTACCTTTGGCTTGCAATCCGATGTGTCTTTAACTTTAGCCCAGTTTGAGTGAAGCTTTTCTAGGTTCGCTTCTTTAAATTCCACTAACTTGCTCATTGTTTATTCCTTATCGTTTCGTTGAGTTAAATATACAAACAAAACTGATTTGTGTATGTGATGGGCGTCACAGATTCAAAAAGAAAGCCCACTATTAAAGCGGGCTTGATTGGTTAATTATCAGAAGGGAATACCGCAAGTTTTACACTCTGGGTTATTGCCACCACAATCAGGACATGGAGATGCGTGATGATTTTGCGTAGTTTGGTATTGCTGCTGCATTGGCGGTTGCTGCTGCTGATACCCCTGCTGTTGTGGCGCGTTATATTGTTGCTGTTGCTGCTGCTGTTGTTGTGGCTGATTACCGCCTTGATTGTCAGCCTTACCACCTAACATCTTCATTTCTGAAATATTAATCTCAGTAGAGTACTTATCCTGACCACTTTGGTCTTGCCACTTGCGAGTTTGCATTTTACCAGAGATATAAACAAGCGAACCTTTGCGCAGGTATTCACCCATAATCTCAGCAAGCTTACCAAATGCAGAGCATCGCACCCACTCTGTGCGCTCTTTCTGTTCACCAGTCGTCTTGTCTTTCCATTTCTCACTACAGCCAATTGAAATGTTACACGCCGCCTTACCGTCGGGCATGTATCGCATTTCAGGGTCATTTCCTAGTCGTCCGATAAAGTTACATTGATTTAGCATTAAAATTCTCTCCATTGGTCATTAAATTCAAAGTTTAGTTTTTTCAATTGACGATCCATTTCATCAATAAACTTTGGTACATATTTGTCGAACTTCGCCATGATAGATTCATCGCGCTCAATTACAACTGTGTGTAGCCTGTTTTGTGACGAGCCTCTCAAACGGTGGTCGTAACTACAGAAATTCCAAACATCCCAACCGGTAACCCACATGGAAAACTGGCACTGAATTAAGTATTCAGGTTTTATTTTACCATTCAAAACCGTATCTAGATGAACTTGCGTAGTGTATGGGCTTTTAATCTCCAAGCCTTGATTTTCATCCATTAGCAATCCATCGGGGCTAATTGCACAGCGTAGTGATTCATCTTTATAGATTAAACCAGCCTCAGTAACGATGCAGAAGTTTTTAGCTTCAAAAGCGTCACGTGCTAAAGGTTCATTTAAGTGGCCCCACTCCGCTTGTTTAAAGCTTGCTGATTCCGGCACGTTACCGGTCGCAATCTGAGCAATTAGCTCTAGCATGTATGACTTTTTACCATCAGACATAGCAGGCTCAAGCTTGGAGCGAACCCACTTTTCACAATTTGCCTTAGTTCCATGAAATGATTCGCCGTTGTAACTTACATCATTAACACCTCTCTTTTCTGTTGGGATTATTTCCACATCATCCGGCATTGGTGGCGTGATATCATCAGCAATAACCAAGTGAGCTCTAGAGGCAGTGATAACGCCGGCTCTACTTCTTAGCCACTCTTCTGTGCCTTGCTCAATATTGAACGTGTTGACTCCAGTAATGTGATTTACATTAATCATTATTTAACCTCAAGCTTTTTAAGAAACCATTGAATCTGATCTTCATTTAAGTCATCGAATGAAGAAACTTTGTTCTTAATCAATCTTGACGCCCAATCGAAAAAGTCGGATTCAGATTGACCGCGAGATTTAATGATTCTGATAATCTCTTTTGGTGCGTTGATGTTTACAGAATTATCTTGCGGCAATCTCGCATCAATATCAGCATCAGCGGTTGTAATGCCTAAAGCGCCGGTCATTGTGTATCGCTGCAAATAAGTAACCGTTGAACCCACAGCTTGAATGCTATTCTTGCTTCCAGATGTATCAGCACCGCCAGTCATTGTGGTTCGCTCGCTATGGCCTTCCTTGTGACTAACAACGCAAGTTACAGTTATTCCGTTGCTATGGTCTTGCTCAAACCTAACTGACAACCCGCAGTCAGCAAGTAGACCTTTAATTTGAGCCACGATATCACCAAGAGGTGCGTACATGTAGTTGTGGCCCTTTTTTAGCTTCTTGATGTCTGGACAGTTTCTTTGGAACTCTGCAAGTGCCGCGTAGAATGATTTCTTTGCGTTTCCGGCTTCCCATCGCTCTTGCAGTGCCATAAGCTTTTCTAACTTATCAATGTCAGCGTTAGACTCAACAGCAACTTGCATTAGGCTCATTGGGTTTAATTGACTAACAGCTGGCGCATTTACATTTTTCTCAACTTCAATTACATCGTTCATTTTTTATTTCCCCTTTCGAATTGCACACAGTCTAACCACCATCAAACAAACTTACTGTGAACCAAGTCACAAAACAAAAATCACAGTGCTATATAATTTACGAAACAAACGGAGGAAGTATGGCATTAACAAGAAGTAAGAAAGTTAAAGATTCAGCGCGTGGAGAATCATGCGCTTTGAGATTTTACCAGGTTTGCAATGATAGCAATGAAACGGTTGTCTTTGCTCATGTTGGCTCCAATGGTGGAATGGGAATCAAGTGCGGTGATAACTTCGGTGTTTACGCTTGCAGTAGTTGTCACGACTTAATTGACGGCCGCATTAAGTCTCCAGATGGTAACTACGATTTCAGCTCAGATACACTAAGGGCTCTTGAGGAAACTCAACAGAAGTTAATAGACAAAGGTATTATGGTGATTAAATGAGTGATTGGATATTTGAACTACCTCTAAAGGTCATTATGGAGCGAAAGACCAAAAAGGATAAGGTTATACCAATAAACATAAACTGGTATCGTAACGCCCACCACAGAGAGTCTAATGACGCAAAGAAAGCATACAAAGCTTTAATTACTGACCAGTTTGAAGGGCTGAGAAAGCCAGGAGGTAAAGTACACGTACATTACGATTACTACGCAGAAATGAACAACAGCCCCGACTTGGATAACTTAACCGGATGCGCAAAGAAGTTCTTTCAAGATGCAATGGTAGAGTTAGGCTTTATAGAAGATGACAACGTCCACTTTATACCAAGCACATCAGAAAAGTATTGCGGAATAGATAGAGATAACCCGCGCTTGGTTGTGAAGATACAAGAGTTAAATTAAACATAGGCTGCCGATTGGTGGCCTTTTTTATTGATAGGCAAAACCTTTCAAAATCAAATTAACGATTGAATCAAACGATTGGAGATAAATTCTAGGTCGCGCAATAATTAACTCAACCAAACAAGAGGAGAAACAAAATGGAAGAACATTACGAACTACTTAGAGCTTGCTACCAACTACTTAAAAAACAAGATCAAACTTGCTACGTGCTCAACATTCACAGCCAGATAGTAAACCTAGATGAAGAAGTTGAATGTGATGGATTGAGTCTTCAGGAGCAAATTAAGGACTTTCTTGAATGCAACGACATTGACCCTGATGAATTTGATAACGGAGAAGTTAATGTTTAAAGCAGAAATTATAGATGGCAAATTCACTGTAACTCATTGCGGTGAAGTAATTGAGCAAAACCCTGATTGGAACTTCTTACAAGAAGCATGGGAAAGAGCCGATGAGCTTAACGAGGAAAACCAATGATAACAACACAACAAAATAGCATGGGCCTATGGTTCGTCCACTTAGACGGAGATGTTTTAACTGGCGGATGGATTACAGAACAAGAAGCAATTAACGAAATGGAGCAATACAAATGAGTAGAGTAATCAAATTTAGATGTTGGAACGCATTCTCTAACCACATGCACGATTGGGGTGAGATGGTTGATAAAAATAAGATCCATTTACTGAACAATGAAAACAAGTCATATGTATGTGAGCAATTCACAGGGCTTAAGGATAGAAACGGCGTTGAGATTTATGAGGGTGACTTATATAGAACAACCGTTCTAGCAGGGCACCCTACAAATAGATGGGGCGGCGAGTATTGGGTGAATGTTACAGCAAAGGTTAAATTCGTTAACGGCCGCTTTGTCGGAGTTGTTGTTGGGCATATAAAGTCAAGTTACGAGCCGGAATACAAGAAAGGGCACTTTGATGGCCGCATTGCTGAAATTAAAGACATAGAGATAATAGGCAATATCCACCAAAATCCGGAGCTATTAAAATGAGCCTAGCAAGTAAAATAATCAACCAGCGATTCATCGACACAGATGTAAAAACTCGATGCATTGAATCAATAGAAACCGTCTCATTTACGCTATACAAGATGCATGATGGGGAAAATGTTAAACACTGGTCGGATGGCTCAATCACAATGTCTAGCGAGTTGTCGTACCTACGATGGATGCTGCACATGAAGACGCGAAAGCTTCCAGAGAATGATTTAGGTTTGCCGTTTTAGATAGGAGAAAGGTTATGAATCCAGAAGAAATGAGGCCTCACTATCACAGACCTGAGAGTTGCAACAAATGCGGCTCGATGAATAATGAACAGCTATCAGGAAGCTTTACTGATGGAGAAATAAAAACTAAGTGCAAAGATTGCGGTCATGATGATTATTGGTCTTACGGCTTCTTTGATTCGGAGATGAAGCCAATGTGTAAAAAGTACGTAAACATTAACGGAAAACTTGTAAACATTTAAACCAAAACCAAGGGATTGCGCGAGCTTTCCCTTAATGGAGCAATATGAGTATCAAACAAGCAGCTAGAGAAGCATTAAAAGGTAATGACGTAGAAGTTCATGCCAAATTATACGCGCTCCGTATCGAGTGTAGAGGGCGCGATATTGACTCAGAAAAAGTAACAGAAATAATCAAGAGTGTAATTCATGAAGATAAGCAGCCCGAAGCAGTGCCAGAACCACAAGAACCGAAACCAACTACACCCGAACCGCCGAAAACTGTTCAAGATAGACGAACCGAAAAAGAGCTTTCAAGGCGATCGCAATTCAGCGGTCAGCCAGTTAGGCAGCGCAAAGATTCAGACTCAATGATATTAATGATGGCAGACAATAAAAAGGCGTAACAATGAAGCAATTTATATGGACACCAACGGCACTAACCAAACTTAGGAAGTTATCAAAAACTCACACGATGCAACAGGCAGCTGATGAGATTGGATGCAATAAGAATGCAGTGCACGGCAAAGCAAGGCGCGAAGGTATCAGCTTTAGAAAGTACGGAGAGTTACACCATAGCGCCAAATACTCAGACCATGACGTTTACTTAGCTAGAGCTTTGGTTGATGAAGGAATCACCACGGCAGAGGCAGGAAGAAAGCTAGACATACCACAGCCAGTAGTAAGCATGTACTGCCGGAATAAATATAGGAATCACGACAGTGTGCAATGTTAAGCAAAACGCGTTCTTAGCTATATGCAATGCCTGTAACAAAGAGTTAAAGCTAACTGGAAAGGATGACTACAAGGCACAAAAGCCAATCATCAAAAGGCACGGCGATATGGCGGAGTTACTTGGATTTAGCGTGACAGCCATGAAGGTTAAGATTGGACAGCTCAATGGAGTTTTAAGAGAAAGGGGTTAATACTCCTTTTTATTTACTTGAATTACTATCAACTTTAATATATAGTACATAAAGAAACCAAGAGAGGGAAACATGAAAACAGAAGTTAACGAATACCTTAAAAATCAAAGCGAAAAGATGAACATTGGTAGAAGCGAGTCGATAAGCAAATTCTCAAAGGACTTCAAGTGTACGGTAGCTACAGTTTACAGATGGATTAAATCAGGGGATTACTATGTGATGAATGGGGATATTTACAGACAGGTTAAATAAACAAAAAACCACCCTGCAAGGTGGCCTTTATAACTAGAAACTAAAAGGATTATAGCATGGCAAAACCATATTTAGATACTTACGAAAACGAAGCTGGCGACATGGTTATCGTATACATCCCAGAAGTTAACGTTATGACTCAAGTTGAACCAGAGCATATCGTTATTAAAGCTGGTCACATTAGCGAGTTGCTATCTTGCATTGACAAATTTATCGGTGAAGCAAATGGCTAGAGCTAGGAATATAAAACCAGCTTTCTTTGATAACGACGAGCTAGCTGATAACGACCCGTTGGGCAGGCTTTTGTTTATTGGACTGTGGACTCTATGCGACTTTAACGGGAACTTAGAGTGGAGAGATAAGAGGATCAAGAAGCAACTTTTAGCGTACGACGATTGCGATATTAAGAAGCTCGCGATTAATCTGGATAAATCTGGATTTGTACGGTTCTACTCGGACGGAGATAAAATGTACCTAAACATACAGAATTTCTCCAAACACCAGAACCCACACAAGAACGAAAAGGCAAAGGGAAGTGAAATACCAGAGTACGAAGAATCAATGCGCCAAGTTGTTGATTTAAAAGAACTCACGATAAATCACGATAAATCACGATTAAAACCAGAGGGCTCTACTAGTAATCCTGCTGATTCCCTTATCCTGATTCCTGATTCCCCTAACCTGATTCCTGAAGATAAAGAACCTTTGTCTGATGAATCAGACGCCATATCTGTTTTGACTTATTTCAATCAGATTTGTTCTAGCAAGTACAAGAGTTCAACTAAGAGTCATATTGAAAATATAAACGCAAGACTTACAGAAGGTCACTCAGTTGAAGATTGCAAAGCGGTGATTGACTTTAAGTTTAATGAGTGGGGGAGCGATCCAAGAATGGCTGGATACTTGAGACCTCAAACAATATTCAGTACAGGAAAGTTTCAAGGCTACCTAATGGCAGCGAACACCAAACCAAAACAAAGCAAACACGATCTATCTAACATTGAATACAAATCTGGGAGTTTTTAATTATGGACGACAACACACGACTACACATGCTTCAAGTTAGCCAAAATATATCTGAAGCTGACGAGAGAAACCAAAAGCCACTTGGAGAGACTGGAGTTATTCTAAACTGCGATAAGCACGGAGAATACCCAGAGCGAGAAATGAAACTTTTAACCAGAACGATGAAAATCACAACCTGTCCCAAATGCGTAAAAGAGCAGGACGACGAAAGAAAGGAAGAAATTAGAAAGCTAGAAGAAAAGAAAAACGCTGAGTTTTATATCAAGAAGCAAGAGAGCGCAGGTGTATCACCAAGAAACGCAGAGGTTAGATTTAAGGATTACGTAGCTTCGACTCAAGAGCAAAAGCACGTTCACGATGCGATTCACACCATGGCCAAAGGTGTATATCAAGGGCAATCAGTTCCAAACGTGATCTTAACTGGCAAAGTAGGCACTGGTAAGACGATGCTGGGCAACTGTGCAATCAACGCACTATTCAAATCAAAACGCGTAAAAATTATTAAGCTACAAGACATGCTGAGAAAGATTAAGGGAAGCTACCAAGCTGGAGCTAATTACACGGAAGAGGAAGCTATCAAAAACTACGCATCATATGACCTGTTGATTTTAGATGAGGTCGGAGTCAGTCGAGACACGGACAATGACAAGATTCTTATCTTTGACGTTCTAGATGGTCGATACCAAAGCATGCTACCTACGATGATCATCTCAAACCTAAACGTAGATGGCATTAAGGAAACTCTTGGCGAGCGAGTGGTAGATAGACTTCGTGATGGCGGTGGCGTACTTCTTGGTTGTGATTGGGAAAGCCACAGAAAATAAACTTTTAACTAGATAGGTAATGAGATGAAATGCAACGAATGTAAATTCTGGACCGTTGGCAAAGAATGCCAAGGTTACTCAGAGGATAACCAGTGGGGTGAATGCTCTGAGATTCTTAGTAGTTTATTTGAAGTAACGCTGCAAACTGGAATGGACGGAGGATACGTTAAGTCAATAGAGACTGACGGGTTGTTTTTCTGTAAATCGTTCCAGCAAAAGCCAACCGCTGACCAGTTGAGAGGTAAGTAATATGAACAACGTATTTAGAATGCCAAAGCTACACAGAAACTCACCGGCAATGGGTAAGATACTCAAGGATATCGAGCGAAATGGTTGGTTTGTGTATAACTCAAAGCGAGTAAAACTAGACGAAGCTAATACGAAGGTAGACGGCGTTTATGTTTATTTGGCATATACGCCAGCGTGAATCCAATTGATGAGCTTAGAGAGCGTTACGGAGGCGTTTTAATGGCATTTGAGAAGCTAGTGACGAGCGTTGATGACTTGCACGAGATAAGTGGTTACGCACATGGCCACTTTGAGCAAGGAGGTGGAGCGCTAAAGGTTAGGATTACGAATAGTGGTAAGCGGTCTTTGTCGCAAAATGCCCTCATGTGGAAATGGCTAACTGAGATTGCACAGCAAACTAAACAGAAAGGTTATGGAGATTACGATAGCGAGGACATGCACGAGTATTTTAAGGATAGGTTCTGTGTCGATAAGCCGCTAACCATAGGCAAAACAACCATCCAGGTTAAGAGCACTAAAAAGATGGAGAAGGGCGAAATGACGTTTTACATGAACCAGATTCATCAATGGGCTGTTAATGCTGGTTTTAGATTATCAATGCCAGAAGACAGCGAATACATGAAAGCAATGCAATCTCAAAACATGTGACGCCTATCACGGAAGTTGGTGGATATAGTATTTATAATGTATCCATCAACTGAAGAGGTTAATCAAATGGCTAGACCATATAAATTAGCGAAATACTCGCAAGAAGAAGTAAGAGCAAAAGTAAAAGAGCTGGGAACTATCGCAAAGGCGGCTAAGTTCTACGAATGCGCAGAGAAGACAGTAAGCAATAAGATTGGATTCTTTGTGTATCGCAGTGTTGACCCTAAGCATCACAAAGAGCTTAAAGAGTTACTGAAGATTCATACAAAGAGTCGAGTGGGTGAGTTGATGGGATACTCACAGAGTCAAATGGAATGGTTCACCAAGAAGCACAAAATTAAGTGCTCATCGAAAGGAAAGCCAAAGATTGATTCTAACCTTACCCATTACGAAATGAACAACATGGATGAGGTGGTAAAGGATTACGCGACAATTTTAGATTGCGCGGATGAATTGGAAGTTAGCGCAAAGACAATCCATCGTCATTTAAAGATTTGTAGAGAGCGTAAACGTGAAGCGGCTCACAGTTAATTTTAGATTTATGAGATAAAATACAAAAAACACAGAAGGAATTTACCATGAAAGACGCAGAATTAAAGTTTAATGCGATTGTTGAGCAATTCAAAGAGCAAGTTAAAGAAGTTACTCAGGAAGCTATCATTTCAATCCATTCTGAAATGGTGCCATACCTTAACGAAGACACCGAAAACAATGCAAGATACCGAGCTAGTGACATTATCAATTCATTACTTCGTGGTGATGGTAAGTGTGAGCTAGATGGTGACTACATTAAATTTAACGGATGGTCTGTAAGTATTAGTAGTTCAGACCATGACAACCTAGTTGATAAGTTAGCGGCAGTTGCTGGTGATAAAGCTAAGGACTTAAAGATTGAGCGCCTAGAGCGTCAGCTTAATGATTTGCATTGCAACAGGTAGGGTAGCTTAGATAGATGCGTTATCGTTTAATCTGGTAGCGCGCAGGTAGTTTAAATTGAATGTTTAGGGGTGGTTATGAGTAAGATTAAGGTTAGTGAGCTTAAATGCTTTGGTCAGGTGTCGGATATTATCGGAAAGGCTCAGGCTGAGATTGAACTGTTCAAGGTAGTTGGAGCTGGTGATGAGTGCCAGTTTGAAGACTACCCAGATTTTGATGGGGCGTTTGTTTTTGATGATACCCCTCAAGGTTCCGAATTTTGGCACAGCATTCAAGATGGTATTAACCCTTATGACAATTGAAGAGTACGAAGATAAGTTTAACGATGAGTTAAGAGGAAATCAGCCTGCATATAAGAGTTGGCCGATTTGGGTTAAAGAGTGCTACCAATCATTTATGGATAGCGCAGCAGAGCAAGAGTTAAATATGGAGTTGAATCAATTATGAAGGTTTTGGTTGTTTGTGAAGAGAGCCAGGTAGTTTGTAAGGAGTTTAGAGCTCTAGGACATGAGGCTTACAGTTGCGACCTTAAGGAGTGCAGCGGAGGTCATCCAGAGTGGCACATTCAAGATGATGCATTCAAGGTTATATCTAAGCAAAAATTTGACATGATAATAATGCACCCGCCATGCACGCACATAGGGGTTACCGGGAATAGGCACTACGCAAATGGCAAGCTTGAGCACTACAAGAGATTGCAGTCGGCTCTGTTTATTCAGGCTATTTGGGATTTAGCAACGTCAACTTGCGGCAAGGTTGCAATGGAGAACCCTGTAGGGCAAATACCAACGCTTTGCAAGGTGCCAAAAGCCCAATACATTCAGCCATACGAGTACGGACACCCAGCAAGGAAGAAAACAGGGCTATGGCTTTACGGATTGCCCAATCTAGAAAGGACTCATTTTGATGTTGAGCCAGAGATAAAAGAGTACACAAGAAGAGATGGAAGAAAAACCACATTTTCTAAGGATTACATGGAAGGGGTCGATCGCAGTGGGAAGATGAAGGCGTCAACCAAAAGGTCAAAGACTTATAGAGGAGTGGCCAAAGCAATGGCCAATCAATGGGGCGGAAAGGTATGACAATAGAAAAGGCATTACTTCAAACTCCACTATGCGCATTAGACTTTAAAGCTAACCTTGAGGCTTTGGATGTTCCAGCAAGGTTGATTGAGAATGCGAGCGGTAATCCTTCCAGGTACATAGTGATAGATAGTACAAGCCTAACCACAGAGCAAAGGGTAAGGATGACAAGGCTGCATGATTTAATGTGGTGCAGAATCGACGTAATGGATATTAAATTAAGCGAGGAATGGTGATGAAAGTCGTAAGTGTGAAATTGATAAAGGACACCGATAAGTTTGTATTTTTTAGTGTTACTTATATTCGTGAGCGATTTCTTTTCTCAAGCGAAGTTACTGACGAATGCTTTGTGCACAAGTTTACTGATGATGGCTTAAAGTCATCAATATATGAGTATGGTAAAAATGAGAGATGGTGGAAAAGCCCAGATGCATGGCTATCTGTAAGCACTTGGCTTTACAGAAATGAAGTTGACGAGTTGAAGGGTTACGTAAAGGTTTAATTCGTGACAACCATCACAGACTTAAAACAATACGCAGTCTATTATGGCTGCGTAACTAACAGATAAACCAGAGTAAGGGGTGGGTATATGGATTCTCCATTAGGTAAAAGAGTTAAAATAAAATCAAAGTTTGATGGAAAAGTTTTGACTGGGAAGTGTTGTGATGTGGTTGACTGGATGGTCGGATGCCCTGTTGTTGAGACTAGTGAAGGGTTAAAGGATATTGGTTACTATTGGGATTTGGTTGAGATACTAGATTAAAGATAAAACAAGCCCACTTAACCGTGGGTTTTCTCATTTCTAGGTATGGTGATATAATCAAGCTAATTCGGTTAGGCCGATTAACA